CGAGGTCGATGCCTTCCCAATCCACAATCAGCCCACGAGACATCTGCTGGAGCAACAGTTCCTCGGCGGTGTCGGATGGGAGAGGGCCGCGCCGGATTTGGTCCAGGAACGGCTTCTCCAGTTCCTTGCGGACTTCGAGCGAACGCTTCGACTTCAAGCGCCGGACTTTGACGCGGATGCCGTCGCCAAAATCGATCCAAACGCCATTCTGTTCCTTGTCGTCGTCGGTCAGGAAGCGAGAAAACAATGCACTTTTAGTCATGTTGTGGCACCTCAGAGTTGTCGGATTGTCGGGATTTAGTCAGGTAGTCTATGGCGCTGAAGAGACGTTCGGTGCTGTCCTTCAGGTGGCCTATTCCGGTGTTGCATGCGGAACAAAGAAGTCCGCGAACTTTGCCGGTTTCGTGGTCGTGATCTACGACTAGTTTGTCGGTTGGTTCGATGCAGATGAGACACCTGCCCTCCTGCGCTTCCACCATTTCGTCATAGTCTTCGATGGTAATTCCATAGTTGGTTTTAAGCCACCAACTTTTCCAGGACTTCTTCTGTCTCTCTGGATTTGCTGCCCTCCAAGAACTGGATTTCTTGGTGAGTTCGTTTTTCTTGTCTTCGGGTAGAGCGTTACGCCACCTAGCGACTCTTATGCGCTCGTATCTTCGATCTGCTGCTATCTCTTCTTCCGTTCTTTCGGCTCTGCTTTTTGCATACCATGCCCGCTTGTTAGATCGGATTATTTCTTTATCCTCTTCGGTCGCTTTAGCCCAGTCTTCTGCTCTCATGACTCAAACCAGGAGAGAGAGATGGCGCGCACTCGACCCGACACCGAATGCGCGCCGCGCTGGCGCCAGCGATACGAAGAACGTTGCCTCATTAGACAGGCACGAGACTCGAAAACCGATCGATCTGGATCATGCACTGGGTTTGGACGTCTCTGAAGGACTCGAAAGTAATGTCATTCATCACATCCTGGTCGATTCCTTTTGAGTTGACAGGATCGGCAGTAATCTTCACCGCCGGCAGAGTGAAGTAATACGAGTTCAAAGTGCTGTCAAAGACTGACCAAGACAACGACACAGTATCGTGGTTCAAGAAGTTGTTGAAAAGGTCCCACGTCTCGAAGTAGCACTGAGCCGAGCCAGTCAACTCGAACCGACCGGTGCCGATGCCGACAGGGAACTTGCTGGACACAGCCATCTGGTTGCGTAGGTTGGCTTTCCCATCCAACTTGATCTCCTTGATCGCGGTGGTCAGCGGCAAGCCGTTCTTCATCAACTGACCGACGTCGGTCGTGGCATTCATGATCTCGGTCTCCACCGGAGCCAGAACCGTGTAGGCGCCGCCGGCTAGGACCGTGGAGGTTCCAACGGTGGTAGCGCGTCCCATGAACTCGAACGAACCGGTCAGAACAGCGGAGGCGCTGAACGACAGGCTGAAGCTGTTCACCATCTGCCCGTCCTGGAGCATGTATTGACCTACGTCTTCGAAGCCGGCTTCGAGAGAAGCAGACTGCGGCACGATGTTGGCAACCGAGGACGGGTTGCGGAGCATCGATCCCTGGATCGTGACAGCGATGCTGCCTGCGTTCGCGTTGGTCGTCGGTGCCGGCGTAACAGTCAACACGTCGGAGCCCACAGCCACGATCGTGTAGATGCCGTGCTGGGTAGCGTCGCCGCCAGCGAAGGCGCCGAGGGTGATGTTGGTTCCAGAAGCGGGCTCGGTCTTCGCGAGCGATCCGCCTGTGACATTTAGGTTCTTGATGCTGACCACGCCAGCAGCGGCGTAGGCGTTCACATCAAGATAAGTTGGCGTGCTCCCACCGACCGAACCGACGCCGTTGATGCGGGCGGCGTTGATGGCAGCGGCCAAGTTGGTCGCAGACAGCGTCGCAGTCGTGCCGATGGCGAAATCGACGCCGGCAGTGAAGGTGTAGCTGTTGAGGCTGTCATTCACCGTGATGGTGCTGGCAGCGACGCAGGTAGCGGCGAACGTGACGGTGCCGACGTCGTAGCCGAGGCCTTCGACGTGGATTTTCTGACCGATGTTCAACTGGCCTACAGCCAGGGCTGACGCAAACGCATTCGTGCTGTTGCTATCGAACGCTGACGCGCCGGCAGTCCCGGCGCGGATCGCAGTGTTGGACAGAACGATGACATCGTTCGCATCCTTCACGACAGACTTTGCGTTGCCGGCTTCGACGATGGAAGTGGTGGTGGAGAAGGTGATGTTGGTTGCACCGCCTGCGTAAGCAACGCTCGCGATTTGGAAGAATCCGTTGTTCACCGGATTGACGAACCCAGCAACCTTCATCCGGCGACCGGGCGTGATGTAGCCGACGACGGTCGGACCAACGATCGAGATGATGTTGTCGGCGGTCCAGGACACGCCTGCACCTTTCCAGAAGTCGAACGTCATCGGACGAGTCCAGGTGCCAAGCACGAACGCCTGAAACAGGTCATCGTGTCCGCCGGCCTGAAACTCAAAGTTGATGCCACCATCAGACATCATTTCGGTTTCGATGATGTCGGAGACCATGCGGTCGTCTCGGATCGTGTTCGACTTGGTCGTGTTCTTCTTGAGACTCAGCGAATGGCTGGTCATGTTCAGTTCACGAGTGATGCCAGTCGACTGGGTCTGACCCCATTGGGTCTCCCACAACAGTCGGAGGTTCGTTTGGTTGGTGGACGAAAACGTCATGGCGCCGCCTCCTGACAGGGACTGGGACGCCCCAAGGGCGTGGTCGATGTCGGTGTGACTATCGCGCGTAAGTTAAGCTGTCAAGAAAAAGAGCGCCGTGGCTCAGTCAAGAAGATGGATCGTCGCGCCAATAAGGAACTCGGCACATCACGCGGTAGAACCCCTCGTTCCGCCCTATGTTCTTGTATTCGGGTTGACGTAGAACAACACTCGATCCATCGGACAGTCCGATCTTCCGGTTCTTCATGAAATCACCGATGAACGATGCGATCGTGTTGGCTTGTGATGTCCCTGTGTGCTCGGGAACCAGGACGTCGAACTGGATGAGCCCGACGTGCCGGTCAACTTTGTGGTTGCCAAGATTCGTTCCGAAGCTCTTACCATCGATCAGTCGCAACGAGGTCCAAGTGGTCTCTGGCTGTATGAACCGCGCATTGTCATACTTGACAGGGATCGCAGGATACGCGTTCGCCATCGCGGTCTGCACGTTGGTCTCGACCCACAGTCGCATGGCTTCCAGTGACATGTCTGCTCCTACAACTGTCCAGCCGCGAGCTTCGCGACAACGTATTCAAATGAGACCCGAATCATTCCCTCGGCAGCGCGGATGCGGAGCGGTTCAGGGGGTAGCACGCCGTCTTCGATGTCCATGATGTCTGGGTCATTGTTGGTCAACCAAAACATCTTGTATGGGTTCTTTAGGTTCAGGGCCAACAGAGATGCGTTCGCCAGTTCCAGGTTTGGCGGACGGCGAGGCTCAGTTCCTATCTCCATCTCGTTGGTGTGCCCGGGTGGTCCATTGTCGACCGGATCGATGTAATCGAGAGCGGGTATCCCGACCGACCATTGGTAGTTGGCGATAGCTGATCCAGACCAGACGGGCGTTCGCTCAACGATCTCAGTGTGCAGAGTGTAGATGACGTTCTTGACCTTCTCAGCAAACCGGCGCTCAGCCTCACCTTTGGCAGCTTGAAGCGTCGCCAGGAAACTCCTCTTGTTGGTTACGTTCGCCATCAGATTTCTCGAATATGGATCGTCCAGGACGCATTCGCAACGGTCCCGAGGACGCGCTGGACCTTCCAGTTCTTCCCGATGACGGTCAGATAGTCCTCTGGGGTTGGCGTTACCGGTAGATCGAGGTAGGAGCAGAGCAGCTTGGCGTCAGTGGCTATAACGACCTTATTGTCAACCTCAGTCGATCCAAACCTTGAGGTAGTGCCGTTGAAGTTATAGACCGTCGTCGTATCTGTCGTCGTCCCTGTTACCGGGTTGTAAACCGACGCGCTAACCGACGTGTAGACAACCGCGTCCGCCGCGTCTCCGAGGATCACGAACGCGGTTTGGACGAGACCCTGGATCAGCCCACGGAACTGGTTTGCCGGGCCTGACATCAGACCCTCGTAATCTTGGAGAAGTTTGTCCGCCCGCTGGCGATCGTGCCAAGCCCTCGAATGATGTAGCCGATCTCGGTAGGGACGATCGGGAGTGTGTAGTCCGGCAGGAACTTCAAGGTGATGGTGTCAGCCTTCAGTTCGGTCAGACCGTCTTGGGGACGCTCCGAGCTACGGTCGTTCACGATTAGGTAGCGTGCCATCTCAACGGTTGCGGCAATCAATGCCGGCGGGATGACGTTGCTCTCTATGGGGTTACCGTCGACATCATATACGCCACTACGAGGCCAGCGGAGCGATTGCTGCGGGACTCCCGTTCCTGGAGCCGGTATCGACGCCCATGTATCAACGAGGTTCGTATAGGCGGGATTGGCTAGATACAAAGAGGTCTGTGTGCCATTCCAGGTCGCACGCTGATCGAGATACCGGGTCGCCCATGACAGAAGCTGTTGCTGGTTCAGTGTGGAGATCGAGGCCCAGGACGCGGCGACATGGATGTTCGACGCGAGGTAGTCTGTCGCAGTCTGGACGTCGACGTAACTGTTTGCATTGGGCACCATTGACCCGTCTTCGACCACGAACGTGTAGGCCATGGTTTACTCCCCGGGACAAAAGTGGATCACCGAGGTCGTAAGGGTTGCTTTACACGCCGTCAAGGAAACCGACCTTACGGCTCATTGACATGGCAAAAGAAAAGGGCGCCTACTAGGCGCCCTGTTTTTTCCAGAAGAGGTGACCACCGACTACCCGGTCAGGATATCGGCAATCCTCCGGAGAACTTGAGGAGGAGCATGCTGAGCTTTCTTGCCCTGCTCGCAAGAATGTTTGCCGCCATGCGCGACAATTCGCTCTGGGATTCTTCTGATATTTCGAACGCTTCCTTGATAATCTCCTGCTGGAGACTTTCGCCACATCCCTCGTCCAAACCACTCACCCTTTTTGTATCCGTGACCACCCTGATCACGTGTTCGGGAGTTTTCTCATAAACCATTAAGAGCGTCAAGGTTCACATGTAAGCCTGACTGACGCGAACAGGCGACAAATCGGAGGGTAACAGTGCGTCCCGTAAAGTCATAATGACGTGCCTCCTGTTACAATCAAATACAAGCAGCCACATTAAGAGGTCGTAAGGCCTTGCGGAGCGTAGAACCGTTGTCCTACTTTGCCTCCTCATCCAGTGAAAGGAAGACCCGACCGAAATGAAATGTGAAATATTTCAATAATAATTGGTTTCAAACTGATGTCGAACCGTTATATGGCTAATATGTGACAATAAGTTCTTCACCTAATCTTTGGTGTGTCCTGATTATCACATAAGATGACAGGGTGTTTCCCGTCAAAAATAATTTGATGCTCGACCTAATTGCATAATGCACTCGACATCAACTTCAGTCTGACATCCCGATCCTGTCACAGACAC